ACGTTCTATTTGGCAGGGGTTAGAAGTGCTTTGCTCATTACTTGCTTATCGAAATTACATGTTGTAATTGTGGGTCAAGTTAAGCTACACGGCAGGGAGGAAGATCACGGTAAAGGGGCTGATGCTCCATTCCGTGGGCTGCCCGCAGCCGAAGGCGTCCGTATTCATCAACTCATGGAACAGCCCTGCGCATGACACATCCTGCGTCCACGGATTCATTGACGGGAACGATGGCACGGCTTACCAGACATTACCGTGGAATCACAGGGGGTGGCACTGCGGCTCCGGCAGCAAGGGCAGCGGCAACAATACCCATATCGGGGTGGAAATGTGCGAACCGGCGTGTATCAAGTACACATCGGGCAGCAATTTCACCTGCTCCGACACGGCTGCGGCAAAGGCGGTGGCGAAAAGGACTTATGAGACGGCGGTGGAGCTGTTCGCCATGCTCTGTGAAAAGTACAGCCTTGACCCGCTTGCGGACGGTGTCATCATCAGCCACAAGGAAGGCTGTGCGAGGGGCATTGCCAGCAACCACGGCGACCCGGAGCATTTGTGGGCGCAGCTTGGGATGGGGTACACGATGGACGGATTCCGCAAGGCGGTCAAAGCGGCAATGGGCGGCACTGCTTCTGGCACAGACAGATACACCAAGATCATGGGGAATGCCACGGCAACGGCGGAGCAGATGAAAGCATATCTGAAAGCGAAGAACCCGTCCGTGGCGCAGTCCGTCCTCGACATGGTTCCGCTGTACCTTTCGGAAGGAAAAGCAGAAGGAGTCCGTGGCGACATTGCCTTTGCGCAGTCCTGCCTTGAGACCGGGAACTTCACCTTTTCCGGCTCTGCGGTCACGCTTTCACAGAACAACTTCTGCGGCATGGGCGTGACTTCTAACGGTGTAAAGGGGAATTCCTTTGACACGCCGCAGCTCGGCATCCGGGCGCAGGTGCAGCACTTGAAAGCCTATGCTTCCACGGACGCACTCAAGAACACCTGCATTGACCCGCGGTTCAAATATGTCACAAGGGGCTGTGCGGAATATGTGGAGTGGCTTGGGCAGAAAGAAAATCCAGATGGGAAAGGATGGGCGGCGGGAGCCGGCTATGGGGAGAAAATCCTCGCTATCCTGAAAGGCATCCTTGGAGGCGCACCAAAGCCTGCTCCAGCAGAGACCGAAGCCTGGTACCGCGTCCGGAAGTCGTGGGCGGACGCCTCCTCGCAGAAAGGGGCGTTCAAGTCGCTGGAGAACGCAAAGAAATGTGCGGATGAGAATCCGGGCTGCTCCGTGTTTGATGAGTCGGGGAAGGCAGTGTATTCCAGTACGGCAGCGTTCAAGCCGTATCTGGTGCAGGTATCCATCCCAAACCTTAACATCCGGAAAGGCCCTGGCACTGACCACGGCAAGACCGGGAAATATACCGGAGCCGGCACTTTCACGATAGTGGAGGAGGCAGACGGCGAAGGCGCATCCAGGTGGGGATTGCTGAAATCCTACCAGGAAAAGAGAGACGGATGGATTTCGCTGGATTACGCAAAGAGGGTATAAATGGTTTTACGCCTGCAGGAGTTCCTTTTGGGATTCCTGCAGGCGTTATTTTTTTTTGTGAAAACACCCCGCCGAACTGCGGTTCAAATCTCCGTATAGTGAGGAGGCGTTTTTATGACTGACAGGCAAAAAGACCGGATACGGCAGATGAGGGCTGCTGGCTATGGATATATGAAGATTGCGCAGGAACTTGGCATTTCAGAGAACACAGTAAAATCATTCTGCCGGAGGAAGGGACTGAGTGCGGGGAAAATAAAAGCAGCAGTGCCGTCTGCGGATGGGGATAAGGGTATCTGCCCATGCTGCGGGGCAGAGGTAAAACAGAATCCGGGACGGAAAGCCAAGAAGTTCTGTTCCGATAAATGCCGCAATAAGTGGTGGAACAGCCACCCGGACCAGATAGAACGGAAGGCACGTTATGAATTCGTGTGCGCTTACTGCAAAAAGCCGTTCACGGCCTACGGCAATGCCGGCAGGAAATACTGCTGCCATGCGTGTTATGTGGCTGACAGGTTCGGAGGTGGCGCAGATGAGTGAGGAGCAGTTCCAGAATGAAAAAATGTACCACGCCACCATGAACATAGCGAAATCCCTCATGGAACAGGGGGCAATGACGGCAGAGGAGTACGGTCAGATTGATACAATTTTCCGGGAAAAATACCGCCCGATTTTGGTTAGTTTACAGACCGAAATGAGTGGATATAAAGCCGATTCTATGGCATCATGTGACACTGACAAGGAGGGATGATATGCCGAGAATCAGCGTAATCGGGCAGGTTCTGCCGGAACTGAAAAAGAGGAAGAGGGTGGCGGCTTATGCCAGGGTGTCGATGGAGACGGAAATGCTCCTCCATTCCCTTTCCGCGCAGGTCAGCCATTACAACGGATTGATACAAAAAAATCCTGATTGGGAGTTTGCGGGCATATATGCGGATGAGGGCATCAGCGGAAGGGACACAAGCCACCGCGATGACTTCAACAGGCTGCTTGCGGACTGCGATGCCGGGAAGATTGACATGGTGCTGGTAAAGTCCGTCAGCCGTTTTGCAAGGGATACCGTGGACACCCTGACGGTGACGAGGCACCTGAAGGAGCTTGGAATCGATGTTTATTTTGAAAGGGAAAACATCCACTCCATTTCCGACGAGGGGGAGCTGCTGCTCACCCTGCTTGCGTCCTTCGCACAGGAGGAATCGCGCAGTATTTCAGAGAATGTGAAGTGGAGCATCCGGAAACGGTTTGAACAGGGCATCCCGAACGGGCATAAAGCGCCATACGGATATGAGTGGGACGGGGAAATGTACCGCGTCATACCGGAGCAGGGGGAGGTCATAAAGGAGATTTTTGCAAAGTACCTTTCCGGCACATCTGCCTATGGGATTGCAAAGGAGCTTTCAAAGCGGGGCATCACGGGGCAGAAAGGCGTGCCGATGGACGACTCCACCATCAAGTTCATCCTCACGAACCCGTCCTATACGGGCTCCATGCTCCTGCAGAAGAATTATATTTCCGAGGGGCATACGAGGAAAAGGAATAAGGGCGAGCTGCCCATGTACATGGTGGAGGGGATGTTTGAGCCGCTAATCACGCAGGAGGATTTTGAAAAGGCGCAGGCCATACGGGCAGAGAGGGCGGAAAAAGCCGCCAATAAGAATCCCGTGCTTACCGCCTTCTCCGGGATGGTGAAGTGCGGGGAATGTGGCTGCTCCGTAAGCAGGCGCACCACGAAATACGGAAAGAGATGGAACTGCAACACCAGGGAGCGCAAGGGGAAGGACGTGTGCGGCCTCCGGCCGGTCTACGAAGCGGAACTGGAGCAGGCGTCGGCCGCCGCCCTTGGGCTTGATGCCTTTGACGGGGAGGCCGTAAAAAGGGAGGTCGGGCAGATCGTCATGAATGCGGACAGCATCGAGTTCCGGCTGAAAAACGGAAAGGTGAAGAAAATCATGCGGGCATACCAGAGGGGCCGCAGCGCCTTTTCGCAGAAAATCACCTGCGGATGCTGCGGAAGGAAACTGGAATGCGATTACTGGAAGATCGGCCCGAAGGGGCAGAAAAAGAGGCGGAAGGTGTGGGTGTGCCGGGGATGCACGTTCCGCAGGCTGATGGATGACGAGCTGCGGGAGGCTGTGGCGGCAGTCCTCGGCGGTGAGGACTATGAGCCGAGGTTCGTGAAGGAGGTCGCGGATGTGGCGGCGTTTGAGGACAGGTTTGAATTCCATTTTACGGAAGGGGGCATGGCAGAATGGCAAAGAAAGTGACGACAATCCCCGCCACGCTGAACCGGTTTGACTCCAGACCGATTGCGGCGGCGAAAAAGCGGAAGACGGCGGGGTATGCGAGGGTATCCACGGATTCCGAGGAACAGGCGACAAGCTATGAGGCGCAGGTCGATTATTATACCCGGTACATAAACGGCCGGGAGGATTGGGAATTTGCCGGGGTGTATACGGACGAAGGCATCTCTGCAACGAACACAAAAAAGCGCGACGGTTTTAACCAGATGATTGAGGATGCCCTGGCGGGGAAGATTGACCTCATCATCACAAAATCGGTCAGCCGGTTCGCAAGGAACACGGTGGATTCCTTAACGACAGTACGGAAGTTGAAGGAGAAGGGCATCGAGGTTTATTTTGAAAAAGAGAACATCTACACGCTGGATACCAAGGGGGAGCTGCTCATCACCATCATGAGCTCCCTTGCGCAGGAGGAGTCAAGGAGCATTTCAGAGAACACCACTTGGGGCAAGCGGAAGCAGTTTGCGGACGGCAAAGGCAGCCTTGCCTACAGCACTTTCCTTGGATACGAGAAGGGCGAGGACGGCAGCCTGAGAGTGAACCCGGAGCAGGCAGAAACGGTAAAGCTGATATACCAGCTTTTCCTGCAGGGACTGAGCCCGTATGCCATCGGCAAGAAGCTGACGGGGCTTGGCATCAAGAGCCCCGCGGGGAAGGACACCTGGCACCAGAGTTCCGTCAAGAGCATCCTCACCAACGAGAAGTATAAAGGGGATGCGCTCCTGCAGAAGCAGTACACGGCGGACTTCCTCACCAAAAAGCGGAAGAGGAACCAGGGGGAAATCCCGCAGTATTATGTGGAGGGGAACCACGAGGCAATCATCCCTCCCGAAACATGGGAGCTGGTGCAGGAAGAGATGGAGCGGAGGAAGAGCATGGGCGCAAGGTACAGCAGCACGAGCATATTTTCCTCGAAAATCAAGTGTTCCGAGTGCGGGAACTGGTACGGCTCCAAGGTGTGGCACTCACAGGACAAATACCGCAGGGTGATCTTCCAGTGCAACCGCAAGTTCAAGAACGATAAGAAATGCCGGACGCCGCACCTTACAGAGGACGAGATAAAGGATGCCTTCGTGAAAGCCGTCAATGCGGTCATCCCGGAAAAGGATGAGCTGATAGCGAACACCAAGGTGATGATGCGGACATTATGCGACACCACGGAGCTGGAGGTGGAGCAGAGCCGGTTTCTGACTGAGACGAAGATGGTGGCGGAAATGGTAAAAAGGATTGTGGCGGAAAACAAAGCTGAAGCCATGGACCAGGAGGAATACCAGAGACGCCGCAATGAACTGGTCGCCCGGTATGAGGCGGCAAGGGACGGGTACGAAAAAGCATCCGGGGAGATTTCCGACAGGCAGGGAAAGAGGAAAACCTATATGCGGTTTATCGGCGGGCTGCAAAAGCTGGACGGCTTCTGCGGAAAGTTTGATGAGGAACTTTGGAC